AGATTGGTACTTATCTATTTCTTTATCAATAAAAGTATGGAGTTGTTGCTTTGTTATATTTATGTGTTTCATAGCACTCCTATATTGTTTGGTTAGTTTCGGAAGTATGCACCAAGATAACGATAGTTGGAAAACTACCCATAACATTTCGCATGGCTTGAACATCATTGAAGATTAGTCAATCACATACTCCCCCTTGATTGTTTTTATTGTGGACTAATCGTATACTAGAACGCCCACTAACAAAAAAGGATAGCCAACTCTCGCTGACTATCCTTTAGTTATAACATACTAGATTGAGTATGTCAATCAGTTCTCAACATCTGATACTTCAGGTTGTTGAAGTTCCGTTTGTGGTACTGGTGGATTTGTAGGTATAACCATATTATGTTTTTCCCACAAAGCCGTATCACTATTCCAATAGGTTAAAGCGTCTCTAGCAAGTCTTAACTCATACATTAATTCTTGTGTAGGTTTGCCTTTGTTCTCTATCAGAACTAAACAATTAAGAAGTTTCTTTCTTAATGTTCTTCGCCACTTCAACTCCCAAGATGTATCTATTGAGGGTGTATTATCTGACATATATGTACTCCTTTGTTGAGTACATATGTTATAGCATTAATCTTTGTTATTGTCAACTAGCTTTGATATCTCTTGTATCTTTTCATCTAGCTTATGTAGTTCAGAATAGAACACAGAATCTTTTAGATATTTTGTTTTAAGTTCAATCATAAGTTCATCAAACTTTTTTAACTTTAATTGTATTTGTTTAGCTAATTTTGTCATCTGCTACCAACTCTATAAATTTATCTGCATTAAACTTTGGATTATCTTTTTTAAAATACTCACAAAGTTTTAGTAGTATCATATGTTCATTTTTACTATACTTGTTTAGTATCGTACCTATTGCTATGTAATCTTTTTTTGTCATTTAGTTCCTTTAAAAATTTTTCACATCTTTTAACATATGCTTTTGGTAAGTCTTTGTTATCATATATGAAATAATTTAATAAATTATATTTTTTTGTTTTAATCATAAGGTCAGTATATAAAAAAACCCCACGACTGTCAATAGCAATCGCAGGGTTTAGGTTTTATATAACATGATTACACCATTTGTAATATCATTTTAATTATAGGCATTACTACTAATATAAAAAAAGGTATGCCCATAATCATAGTATATATAAGATACATAACGCTTTCTCCTTTCATATTATTAAATTCACCCTAGCATACCTATATGTATGTGTCAAACTCATTTGACGAAAGCATATAAGTTTGATATAGTTAAAACATAATCAATAACAAAGGAGTGAGTATGTTAATCAAAGGCGACCAACAGAACGATTTGAGAACATATAAGTTTTCAAATGGTTATACAATGCAAGAAACAATGCTACTTATGGCATTGAAAACACAAGCAAAATATAATTTGCTTATGACTAATCCTAAAGTAACGGGATATAGTTCATTTGCAAAAGCTGTAATTGCCAAGTTTAATTTAGGAAACAATACACCTAAAACTTGTAAAAAGTTATATCAATATCTAATAGAGAAAGGGTACTATGAAAGATAATCATTATGCTACATTACTTGAAGAATTAGGTAATTTGAATAAAAACTTTGTGGCACACAATCAAATTATGAGTGTGTTTTTAAAGTTTGCTCTTGATAGTAGTAGTTATAAATCTAAAACTACTAATGAGATAAACGCAAGTAGTAAAATAGAAAATGAAATACTACGAGCAATACATGAGGGAAACAACTAAAATGACAAATGAAAATGATCAAAATGCTCTAGACTTTGTAAGGGCTAGTAATCACGATAAGTTATATCAAGCTACACTTAAAGAAGTTCAAACTAATTTAAGTGAAGAAGTTCAAACCAAAATAAAAGATATGCTTAAAACACAATCACCCGAGCAAGTGAAACAAGCTATCTATTTATTTTTTAAAACATAAAAAACTTTAGTTCCCTCTAAAGGTTAGGCATAGCTAGTGAAGTCTTACTAGCTATGTCTTTGTAAAATTTTTCCAATTATAATCACACGCTACTTTGAATCTATGTCTTTGTAAAAATATAGTAATTTTTTTTTCGTGTAAAAGTTGTAAAGAACAAAGCAAGAACAAAAGTAGTACATAATTACACGCTAAAATGTTCTCATTTTTCAACTAAAAGTAGAAACCCAAAATGGGCGTATATATAATAAAATGAACTGATATTTATTTGACGCTTTAATATACATATTGTAAGGTGGTATATGTTCAATTTAACAAAAAGGAGAAAAATGAACACACTAAAAAAAGAAAATCAACCTAAAGTTGATTTACAAAAAACAACTTGGACAAGTGTTCAAGATGTAGCCAAAAGCGAAAAACAAGCTAATGGAAAACTTTTATATATTACTAAAAATTTATTTAGTATGTATAAAAATAATCAAATCAATATTACTAAATATTTTGATGAAACTGAAAACGACACATCAGTTAAAAAAATATTTTTTAATACTGACGGAACAAGAAAAACCCTGATTGCAAAAGATTTTAGTTTATTTGTTGATCGGGTTTTAATTCCTGCAATGGGTCAAAACTTGGAAAATTTCAGAAAATGGTATTTGTATGAATACCAAGTTTTAATAAGTGTTTCTCCATGTTTTTTATTTTTAATAGATAATGAAAAACACATTAATATTGACACACTTTTAAACGAGGAAACTGACCCCGTTCAAATTGGTTTAGATTGGAAAATCTTTAATTTTAAAGATTTAAAAGATCAAAACCAAGCTATTTTCAGATCAAATTTTGTTAAGAAATTTTTTCTTGAAAGTGAACAAGGAAAGCCATATTATACAACTTTTAGAGGTGAAAGGGGTTTTGTAGATATGGTTAAGACTTGGTTTGTTCCAAAAATTGTAAGCAATGAAATAGTTAAAAATGCAACTGTTTCTCCCTTTGCTATGCAATTGAAAAAACTTGTTGAAAAGGACAAAGGACTATTTGATAAAAATACACTTTTAACAAAAGTTTCAACTAGCCCTGATGTTCCTGAAACCGATAAGCAAAATGCAAGATTAAGACAAGGAGTTGAAATTAATCTTTGTCAGGATATTGCCGAGAAGAATATAGAATTAATTGCAAGTGCTGAAAGTGAATCAGCAACAAACGCATTAATTAAATTATATTCTTTAATTGGTTTCCACTTGGAAGATGTTAAAGTTTATGGAAAATCAAAGGCAAAAATAAACTTAAACCCAAGAGTGAATAATAAGGAAATACCCATATCAAGTGATTTAATTAAATATTGCAATAATATTTAATAATACCAAGTAATTAACAAGGGGAATTTTAGGTACAAAACCTAAAGTTCCCCTTAGTGTTTATAGGTGTTAATCATTTTTTTATTAAAAAATTTTTGGGGTACACTTCGTTCCCCCCAAACCCCATAAGGAATACCTAGAGGTATTCTCTAAATTTACCCAAAAAATTTTCTTAACGTACCCTATGCGTGTGCCACGGGGGGTATCCTATATACTATATATACGGACACCAGAAAATCTCTAGAATCCATGTAAACCACCTAGTGGCTGTATTTTAGGGATAAATATTCCGACAATATTCCTAGGAATACCCTAGGGGGTAGCTGTATATTTACCCTGAGTATATATATATAGGCTCCCTGGGGGGTTCCTATGAACATTATACACCCTATTTCCAATTTTGTCTAGTACTATTTTGTCGCAGTCTACATTATTATAAAAAAACACTTGACAAAATTGAATATAAGTACTATAATAGGTAGTATATATTATTCAAAGGACACACATACACGCACATAACATATAAGTTAACAAGGGTCATCACGAATAATATAAAAAATTTATGAAGTTTGAAGCTAACATACCAAGTTATTTAAAAACAGGAGCTGGATCTTTTCCAGTGGGTAGCAAAGGTGCACCCAAAATAAAAAAAGAAACTAATTTTTACGAACAAGCTAAAAAAGGTTTTGATATTCCTATAACAAATGTTAGCTCAACACCAGTTTTTGCACCAGTAGGTGAAACAGAAAGACCAAGTGTTAATTTTTTTGATAGTATGCAAACAAATATGGATAAAGTAGAACCTGTTAATCCGTTTAAACCTAAACCAATAGGTCCATTACCAGATGATCCTACTAAACCAGTTAACCCTTTTACACCTAAACCAAAAGAAATAGCAAAAACTGATGAAAAAACAAATGAAGATATCTTTATTGGCTAAAGATTTGCCATTTAAAGAAATAATGGAGATAATAAATGCAAACAATGGATTCTTCTATAACAAAGACTCAAAAAAGAAACTTAACAGATATGCAGGAAAAGTTTCTAGACGTATTGTTCGGAGAAGCGAAGGGAAATCCACGGGAGGCAGCTCGCATAGCTGGTTATTCGGAGCATAGTTATCCCAAAGTAATACGGAATTTAAAAAAAGAAATCACAGAGTTGGCGGAAACCCACTTATCAACGCACTCTGCAAAAGCAGCTACTCGGTTAACTGACCTACTAGACGAAGACGGGACCACACCACACTCTAACATTCGTCTAGCAGCTGCGAACTCAGTGTTAGACAGAGTGGGTATAACAAAAAAAGACCAACTAGATATAAGTATGAAAGCATTGCATGGAATATTTATATTACCACCAAAGGATATTAGTAAAGATGACAGTAAAAAGTAAAAAGGATTATGCAAATAAAGTTTTGCAAATGGACCCACTGTCAGAAAGATTAAATGCTGCAGGATTTACTGGAGGTGCTAGTAGAACATATTTAAAATCCTTAAAGACTACAGCTAAACCTTTAATAAATAAAAGTTTAAAAACAGCCCCACTTGAAACTAGAAATTTTAAAGGTGTAGCAGGTGCTCCTATTAGTGTAAAAAAACAATTACTAACAGTAAACAAACTACAAAAAGTAAATCAAGAAAATTTAATGTTTGATAGGGCTAATCCTAATCTTATAAGAAATACAAAAAAAATTTTAAAAAAAGTAGAAAATGATATTAGATTAGACTTTAGAAAAACAGATCAAGGTAAAAAAAATACAAAACAAGATAGTGAATTTAGAAAATTTTTAAGAGAACAGAAGGCAAGAAGAACTATCTCAACAGATTTCTCCTAATGGAATCTATTAAAATTAAAAAGAAGGCTAGAACAATACCATTTGGATTTAAACAATCACAAGATCCAGATTATCTAGAACCTATCAAAGAAGAATTAGATGCTCTTAGACAAGCAAAGGAATATTCAAAGACTTGTTCACTAAGAGAGACTGCCCAATGGCTACATAGAAAAACAGGAAGATACATATCACATGTCGGACTTAAAAAAAGATTTGAACGAAATAGCACCACCGAAACCGAAGAGAATAGTTCAACAGAAAGCCAAGAAGTCAGTCAAACAGATTCTAGCTCGCACTCGTAAGAAAGTTGCAAAGGCAGAACAAACATTACGTTCTGCTAAACAGTCTGCAGAAAATACAAAAAATAAACTGTTAACTATTGATAAAGCATTAACAGGAAAAGAGACACAACTACTTACTGAGGACATAATCGAGAGTGCTCCCAAAAATGTACAAGAGCATATAAACCAGCAAGAAGTAATCTTTAAACCTAATTCAGGTCCACAGACAGAATTTCTTGCAGCTTCTGAAAGAGAAGTATTTTATGGTGGAGCAAGAGGCGGTGGTAAATCATATGCGATGCTAGTCGATCCGCTACGCTACTGTGCACACTCAAATCACAGAGCACTCTTAGTAAGGAGAACGATGCCTGAGTTAAGAGACTTAATTCAAAAGTCTCAACTATTATATGCAAAAGCATTTCCAGGTGCAAAATGGAGAGAACAAGAAAAAGAATGGCGATTCCCATCAGGGGCAAAGATAGAGTTTGGTTACGCAGAGAACATGACAGATGCTTTAAGATACCAAGGTCAATCATACACATGGATAGGAATAGACGAACTTCCACAATATCCTTCGCCAGATATATATAATTTTTTAAGATCTTCTTTAAGATCCGTTGATAAAAATATTCCTGTTTATATGAGAGCAACAGGTAATCCAGGAAACGTAGGTTCACAATGGGTACGAGAAATGTTCGTAGAACCAGGAAAACCAAATATAGCGTTTGATGTAGGGATAGATACACCTAATGGAAAAAAATACATTAGTAGAAGATTTATTCCAGCTAAGTTACAAGATAATCCATATCTAATGCAGACTGATGATTATTATATTATGCTTGCATCTTTACCTGAAGTACAACGTAAACAATTTTTAGATGGGGATTGGGATGCATATGAAGATTCAGCTTTCCCAGAATTTAGTAAAACAACCCATGTGGTCGAACCTTTTGAAATACCTAATGGATGGTATAAGTTTCGTGCTGCTGACTGGGGTTATTCTTCTCCTGCTTGTGTTTTATGGTTTGCTGTGGATTATAATAATAATGTTTGGATTTATAGAGAATTATATACTTCCAAAGTTACGGCAGATAATTTTGCACATCAAGTCTTAAGATTAGAAAATGGTGAGTATATTCACTATGGAGTATTAGATGTTAGTACTTGGGCAAAGAGAGGTGATGTAGGTCCTAGTATTGCAGAGACAATGATACATAATGGATGTAGATGGAGACCATCAGATAGATCTCCTAAAAGTAGAATTAATGGTAAGTTAGAAGTTCATAAACGTTTTAAATTATTTAATGAAGAACCAGGAATTAGAATATTTAAAACATGTAATAATTTAATTAGAACTTTAAGTACATTACCAACAGATAAAAAAAACCCTGAAGATGTAGATACAAATGCAGAAGATCATGCATATGATGCATTAAGATATGGATGTATGAGTAGACCAATGCATCCTAAATATGCACAAAGATTTAGACCAACATTTCAAAATAGCTTTGAAGCAGTAGATAATAAATTTGGATACTAGGGGTGTCAAAAAAAATAAAAATACCAGAAACAAATAAAAAAAATTTTCCCTATACTTTAAATTTAGTATGGTGGGAGGATATCGTCAGTGAATCAAATTGGGCTGACATAGTAGATATCAAAAAAGCAAAAACAGCTGTATGTTGTAGTGTTGGATGGTTAGTTAAACATGATTCTAATTCTACGGTTTTAATGGCTGATTATTCTTTTGAAGATAATAAAGAAATAAAACAAGGTGGTAATTACACAACCATACCTACCAAAAATATACTAAAGATTAAAAAAATAAAAATATAGGAGATAGACAATGGAAGCAAAATTTGATCCAAAAGCTAAAGTTAAACAAGGTCAATTAAGTGATGCACCTGAAGGTAAACAACCTAACAGGGAATCTACTAATATTGATTTCTCTCAGCATACACATAGAAAACAAGAACCTTTTGAGTATGATGTAGATGTACCTACTAAATCTGGCTCAGAGCATGTGCAAGATTCTTTGTTTAAAATGGCTGACGAAAAAGATTATTAATGAGTCTTGGACCCACTAGTAATTTTATACCTGTCATCTATGCAGGCACTAAAAAGAAAACTAAAAAAATTAAAAAGAAAAAAACAAAAAGGAGAAAACCCAAATGATGAAAAGATATATGCACGGAGAACTCGCACCAGACACACCAAAAGCTGCTAACGAGCCAATGGCTATAGATCCTAATTCTAAAATAAAACAAGGAGCTACAAGCGGTGATGGCAATGATGCTAAAGGTAAGTCTAAATCAAAAGTAGATCCAGCAATCTTTAGAATGGCTGAAGAAAGAGATTACTAATTTAAATGGAAGAAGAAGATAAAAAAACTGATAGGGTCAGTGAATCTTCTCCTATTGTAGGACATATAAGAGAAAAATTTCATCAAGCAGAAACATCAAGACTGTTTGACGAAAAAAGATGGTTAAAGGCTTATAGAAACTATAGAGGAGTTTATGGACCAGAGATGGCTTTTCGATCTAACGAAAAGTCTAGAGTCTTTGTTAAAATAACTAAGACTAAAGTTTTAGCTGCATTTGGTCAAATTATTGAAGTATTATTTTCTGCTGGTAAGTTTCCCCTAGGAATTGCTCCTACACCAGTTCCAGAAGATATTGCTGAATACGCACATATAAAACCAAAACAACCAGAAGCACCACAACAACCACAAGATCCATATGGATTTAAAGGTGACGGTAGAGAAATACCACCAGGTGCAACTGCTGATATGCTAATGAAAAATTTAGCACAAGAATATGATAATTTAGGTTTTGAAGAAGGTCCAGCAAATGCAGGTGAACCACAAATAGAACCAGCAGCTATAAGTGCTAAAAATTTAGAAAAATTAATTCACGATCAATTAGAAGAATCAACAGCAATTACAACTCTTAGACATGTATTTTTTGAAATGTGTTTATTGGGTACGGGTATTTTAAAAGGACCATTTAGTTTTGATAAAGAATACCATTCTTTTGAAGAACATGATGATACATCTGTTCATATTAAAAAAATTAAAACAGTTCCAAAAATAGAAGCAGTATCTTGTTGGGATTTTTATTCAGATCCAAATGCAACAAATATAAATGATTGTGATTATGCAATTCAAAGACATTCATTAAATAGGCAACAATTTTCTGATTTAAGAAAAATGCCATTCTTTGATGAAGTAGCTATAGATCATTGTTTAGAAGAAGGACCTAATTATCAAGTTAGAGGATACGAGTCATCTTTATACAACAGAGAAACTGTAGAAACTATTTATAAAAATAGATTTGAAGTATTAGAATATTGGGGTGTAGTTGATAAAGAATTAGCAGAACAATGTGGTGTAGAAAGTGATAAAGATGTAATTAGTATTAACGCATGGATATGTGGTGGTAAAGTTTTAAGAATGGTTGAAAATCCATTTACACCTACAAGATTACCTTTTATGGTATGTCCATACGAATTAAATCCTTATCAATTTTTTGGTGTTGGTGTTCCAGAAAATATGGAAGACTCACAGCAAATTATGAATGGTCATGCAAGAATGGCTATTGATAATTTAGCACTTGCAGGTAATATGGTATTTGATGTTGATGAAACACAATTAGTGCCTGGTCAAGATATGAAAATTTTTCCTGGTAAAATATTTAGAAGACAAAGTGGACAGCCAGGAACATCTATTAATGCAATAAAATTTCCTAATAGTACACAGGAAAACATGATGATGTTTGATAGATTTAGACAGTTAGCAGATGAAGCAACTGGTATACCATCATATTCACATGGTACAACAGGTGTTCAATCTACAACTAGAACTGCAGCAGGTATGTCAATGTTAATGGGTGCTGCAGCATTAAGTATTAAAACAGTAATTAAAAATATTGACGACTATTTATTAAAGCCCCTAGGAGATAGTTTCTTTCATTGGAACATGCAGTTTAATGCAGACATGCCACATATTAAAGGTAATCTTGAAATTAAACCAAGAGGTACTTCATCTTTAATGCAGAAAGAAGTTAGATCACAAAGACTCATGACATTTATGCAAACAGCAGCTAATCCTGCTCTAGCACCTTTTGTTAGATGGCATACATGTTTAAGAGAAATAGCAAAAGCATTAGATATTGATCCTGATCAATTAATTAATGATCCAGAGAAAGCAGCTATCTATGCACAAATAATGGGAATGGCAAATGGAAATCAAAATAATACAGCCCCTGCTGGAGAACAAAACCCTATGGAGACAGTTGGAAAAGCACCTCCAGGGGCTTCAATCACAGATCCAACAGGAAATGGAGGTGGCAACATCGGAGTCGGCAATATACCGATGCCAGGGGAAGCTGGTTTTGCTTCGCCAGATATTAAACCTACCAACAGCAAACAAACGCAGTAAAGAGAAAGATTAATGGCAATACAGTATTCTTTAAATTATGATGATCAAGGTAATCCATCATTAGTTAAAAATACTATAACTGGTTCAAGAAAAGTTATTGATACAAGTAGATTTACAATAGGTGCGTATTTACCTGCTAGAACAATATCAACAGATTATAATTTTACAGCTACACCTACTGAAGATAGTAGAGAAGTTTTTGGTACACAAACCCAATACGAAATATTAGAAACTTTTATAAAAGAAAATGATGGTGGTGATGGAAATACTAAAGATATTACTCCAACTGGAAAAGATTATAGTTTAAGTGTTACACAACAAGCAAAAGTAAATGCTTTAAAAGCTGCAGGTATGTATAAAGAAGCAGATGATTTTAAAAACTATAGTTTAAATAAAGCTAAAGCAGATGATTTAAAATCATTTACAGGAACTATTGGGCTATTATCTAGTAATCCTTTAACTACTATTTTAGGTGTTGGTGCTAGAATATATGGCAATTATGCTGATAGAAAAACAACTACTATTATGAATGATTATTATGCATCAGAATCTTATCAAGATATGGCAACAAAAATGGATTATGAATATGATGCTTATAGTGACTATGATGTTTATAATGATGGATCATATAACATAGGACCAACATATACTAGAGATGATTTAAAAACTAGAACAGTATTTGATGCAGAAGAGCATGGTGAACCACCTACATCACCTAGAGGCACTGGTAATGTAGAAGCTGGATTAGGTACAGAAACTATGGCTGATATTCAATCAAAAGAAAGGGGACAATCATTACATGGTGATAATGGTGGTAGTGGAAGTAATCAAGGTGGATCACCAGGATCACAAGGACCAGGTGGATCAGATGAAATGGGAAGTTTTTAATTATGGCAGTAGATTATAGAGGGCAACCAATAACTAAACAAACAGCATTTACAACTACAGGTATAATGAATAAAAAACCTGCAGCTATTAAGCCATTAAAAATGCCTACTGCAAAAGCTGTAGAACAAAAGGCAACACAACAAAGAGTTGTAGAAAAACCAAAACCACAAATAAATTTATCTAATTTGAGAGATGATGATAAGCGAATTTTAAATATTCATTTAACACCATCTCTTAAAAATGTATTCAGCAAAGTATTTGGACAAGATATATTTCCTGAGTTTGGAATAAAAGAAAACACAGTTAGTATACCAACAAGTATAATTGTTGATAGATTTGGATCATTATCTAATTTTAGATCTATGGTTCAAAGAGATGTAAACAATAATGTGCCACCTAGTCAAGGTATAATGACTAGCCCACAAACTACATAGTTTTTGAGCTACCCTTATCCATAAGGCACTCAACTTAAGAGGAAAAATAATGGAAAAAGAAAAAGAAACTCCTGAAGTTTCTGAAGAAAAAAAAGTTAAAATGCCAGAAGCAAATCCTTATAATAAGGTTCGTGAAGAAGATGATCCTGAAACAGAGGCTTTTGCAAAAGGTGAATTAACTAAATTTCATAAGGAACAAAGGGAAAAAGAGGCAACCGCAGCAACCGAACAGAAGGACACCGATGCATCTGAAGAGACTGCAGAATCAACAGATCAAAAGGCTACTCCACTAACTGAACGCCCTGCTAAAGCTGAAGACCGTGTTTTTAAAAAACGTTATGACGATTTAAAAAAACACTATGATTCTACAATTAATAAACACAAGGATGAAGTTCGATCTTTGCGTACACAATTAGAATCAAGTACACAACAATTTGTGCCACCTAAATCTAAATCAGAATTAGAGGCATGGAGAAAAGAGTACCCCGATGTTTATGATATGGTTGAAACTATAGCAATGGACAAAGCTACTACTCGAACTGCAGAACTTGAAGATAAATATAAAAATCTTCAACTCCAGCAAGAACAAATTACAAAAGAAAAAGCAGAAGTAGAACTTTTAAAACTGCACCCTGACTTTAATGATATTCGACAAAAAGAAGAATTTCATGAATGGGCTGCAAGACAAGATCCTACTATTCAAGGTTGGTTGTATGAAAATACATCTAATGCACAGTTAGCTGCTAGAGCTATTGATCTATATAAAATGGACAATGGTCAAAGTAAATTAACTAAAAAAGAAGAAAAGGATATTAAAAAAGAAGCTGCTAAAGCAATTTCTAAAACTAGAAAAAGTACTGATTCAGATACGCCAAAGAAAAAAGTTTGGACAACAAGTGAGATTTCTAAATTAAAACCTCATGAGTTTGAAAAATTTGAAAAGGACATTGACCTTGCTCGTTTAGAAGGTAGGATTGAACAACGTTAACAATCTAACTAAACAATAAGGAGAAGCATTATGGCTTTTACAAATGCTACTGGGTATCAAAACCTTGCACAAGGTAATTTTACCCCACAGATCTTTAGTCAGAAAGTTCAAAAATTCTTCAGAAGAGCATCAGTAGTAGAGGATATTACTAACACTGATTACGCTGGAGAAATTGAAAACTTTGGTGACACAGTAAAGATCATTAAAGAGCCTACAATCACAGTCAGAGATTATGCTAGAGGTCAAACAGTTGATACACAAATATTAGCTGATGATCAAATAACTATGACAGTTGATCAAGGTTCATATTTTGCTTTTAAAGTAGATGATATTGAAGAAAGACAATCTCATGTAAACTTTGAAGCTCTTGCAACCTCTTCAGGTGCATATTCATTAAAGAAAAACTACGACTACAATGTATTGAAGTTTATATACGACAATGCAAGTGATGGTACGGGTGCAGGAACTGATGGTTCACCAATTGATGGTGACGCAGCTGTAGATACTTTAGCAAATTTAGTATCAACACTAAAAAAGAACCTGGATAAAAATGATGTGCCAGAAGAAAATAGATGGCTAGTTGCACCACCTGAATTTTTTGAGCAATTAAGAAAAGCAGGCGGAAAACTATCTGACCAATCAGTAATGAACGATGGTGGAGCATCACAAATCAGAAATGGTAAAGTTACAGACAGACCATTATTTGGTTTTAATATGTATTCATCAAACGCTATTGCTGTATCAAGTGGAAGTGCTGCATCACATACTTTTGGATCTGCTGGATCTAATGAGTATGCGTATGTATACGGACACATGTCAGGAGTTGCAACTGTGAATCATATCGCTAAAACAGAATTAATCAGAGACCCTGATTCATTCGCAGACGTTGTCAGAGGACTACACGTATTTGGAAGAAAAATCCTTAGAAGTGATGCAGTCCAAAGAGGCGTTATAACAATAGGTTAATTAGGAGGATAATAGAGAACTATGGCAACTTATAATAGAACAGGTGCTGGTGGAACTACTGGACATCCGTCTAATGGTAGAACACCTTACTTAGTTGAAAATACAATTGATGTATCAGCAATTAATAGTAGCTCAGGAACAGCAAACGGAGACGTAGTCAACGCTTTGGATATTCCTGCAGAAACTTTAATCATGGAAGCTGGAATCGAGGTAATCACAGCATTATCTAGTTCTGCTACTATGGACTTAGGTATCACTGGTGGAGACGTTGACAGATATGTTGATGGTGACACTAATGCTACTGGTTATGCAACACTTACGGCTACAGCGAGAGTTGTAGTTGCTAGTGCAGATACTCTAGATATATTAACAGCTGGAGCAGATTCAAGTGCGGGTAAAGTCCGTGTTTGGGCTGTTCTTTGTGATGTATCAGGTATTGACGAAAGCGACCACAACTAATAAATAAAAATTAAGGGGGGTATTATTATCCCCCTTAATACTTACCCTTTATAACAAATAGGAATTTATGACAACTTATGATTTAAGAAAAAAAACTAATGCAAGTACAGGACAAAGAATTATTTCATTAGGTAATGATACAAGGGTGGAACGTTTAGAAAATAGAATTAATAAACAAGAAGAAAAACTTAACAAAATATTAGAATTATTAGAAAATGGCAACAACTTACCTAACATTAACAAATAGTGTACTTAGAGAATTAAATGAAACGGAATTAACTTCTAGTACGTTTAGTTCAAGTAGAGGTATACAAACTGCAATTAAAGATTTTGTAAATAAATCTGTTCATGATATTTATAATGAAAGTGCAGAAATACCTGCTATACATACAAGAGCAACTCAAGATTTAACTGTTGGAGACGCTGAATATGATTTTCCTACAGATATGCGAAGAGTTGATTTTGAATCTTTTAGTTTAAAACCAAAAGAGTTAGTTACAAATGGTGAGTTTGCATCTAATATAACTAGTTGGACAACTGGAGATGGATCACCATCACATACATCAAGTGGCAATGGTAGATTAAATTTAAATAGTTCAGCAGCTTATCAAGCTATTAATACTACTGTAAATAAAACTTATAAAATACAAGTTAGAGTTTTAAGTCCAAACAGTTCTAGCACTGCATTAATAATAAGAGTTGGAACATCAGCTGGTGGAACACAAAATTTAAATACAACACAAGCTGTAACTAATTTTAGAGAAGGTGCTATATTAAATACTACATTTACAGCAACAGCACAAACATCATATATTTATGTAGAAGCATCAAGTGTGCAATTAGATGTAGATTATATAAGAATATCTAGAAGTGATATTGCACCAAGAAAATTAAGCTATTTATCATACGATCAATTTTTACAAAATAGAAAACCTATTGATGATGTAAATAATAGTAGTCAATATGCTATACCACAATATATTTATAGAATACCTAGTTATACAGCATTTGGTGTAAGTCCTATACCTAATACAAATGAATATGCTATAAGTTATGATTACTATACAACACACACAGATTTATCTGTACATGGAGATAATATGTCACTACCTGATAGATTTGCGTCATTAATTGTAGATAGATGTAAGTATTATACTTATATGTTAAGATCTGATCCACAACATGCACAATTAGCAGATAGAGATTACCAAAGAAAACTTAGATTATTAAAAACAGATTATGCTACAAAAGCTGATTATATGAGAACAGATGTAATAGCTGAAAGCATTACAACAAATATAGGAGCAGTTAGATAATGGCTATTAGAGAAAAAGAAGAAAAAAAAGCAATTGATAATATAGATTATGGATCTATAAAAAAAGATATACAAAAAGATAATGGTATGCAAGTAGCAGATATATCTGATAAAATGACTATTAAAGAAATTAATGAATACATTAAAAGATATAAAAGTGGTGGAAATACTAGAGAATTATTAAAAGGTAAAGGTTTAATTAAAATAGAGTTAAATCAATTACAAGCATTAGCAGATAAAAGAACGTAATAAATGCCAACTACTGACCTTATATCACCATTTGTAGTGAGTTGTGCAGGAGGCTTAACACTTAATAAAGATGTGTTTTCAATGCAACCTGGAGAAGCTCTTATACTACAAAATTTTGAGCCTGATATTAAAGGTGGATATAGACGTATAAGTGGAACAGCACTATATAATAGTAATATAGTTCCACAAGGATCTAGTAATAGTAGTTTAGTTGTAGATTGTTCAATAGTATTTAATGGACAAATAATTGCAGCAAGAGGTGGGGATATTCATAGGGGAACTACTTCAGGTAGTTGGACAAGTTTAACTACAGGTCTTGGCACATCTAGTAGAGCTTATGATTTTGAAAAATTTAATTTTAATGGTACAGACAAACTTATAATTGCAACAGGACATTCCGCTGCACAAATAATTAATACAAGTTATGCTGTAGATGTTGTAAATGCAACAGGTGGTGGAACAGCACCAACTAATCCTAAATTTGTAAAAGCATTTCAAAATCACATGTTTTATGCTGGTGCATCTAATTCACAAGAAGTTATATTTAGTGTACCATTTGAAGAAGATAACTTTACAACTGGTAGTGGTGCAGGATCATTTAAAGTTGACTCAACTGTTGTTGGATTAAAAGTATTTAGAAATGAATTAATTATATTTTGTCAAGATAGAATTTATAAATTAACAGGAACATCATCTAGTAATTTTGCAGTACAAGAAGTTACAAGAAATATTGGGTGTAGAGATGGTGGTAGTATTCAAGAGATTGGTGGTGATGTTATATTTTTAGCACCAGATGGTTTAAGAACTATTGCTGGTACAGCAAGAATTGGTGACGTTGAATTAGGATCTATTTCTAGACAAATACAATCTAGAATTGATGATGTAACATTAGATAGAATGTCATCTTTAGTTATTAGAGATAAATCACAATATAGATTATTTTATCCAGTAACAGCTACAGGTCAATTATCATCAAAGGGAATTATAGGTGTATTAAAAAATAATCCTAATACAGGATCTATTGGATTTGAATATGCAGATATAGTTGGTATTAAACCAGCTTGTACAGATTCAGATTTTATAAGTAATGTTGAAACTCAAGTATTTGGTGGATATGATGGTTTTATATATAAAATGGAAACAGGAAATACTTTTGCAACAGGTTCAACTACTACAACTATACAAGCAGTGTATAGATCACCCGATATGGTAATGGGAGATCCAGGTATTAGAAAATATATGCAAAGAGTTAATTTAAATTATGAAGGTGAAGGAACATCAATTGATGCAAACTTAGCTCTTAGATATAATTATGATGATCAAAATAGTCCACAACCAGCAAAAATTGCACTTCCAAGTGTAGGTGGTGCTGGACAATATGGTGCTGGAGTTTACGGTCAAGCATTATATGATGCATCGGGTGTTCCATTAGTAAGACAAACAGTAGAAGGTTCAGGATTTGCAGTAGCATTACAAATAGATGATCAAAATAGTGCAGATGCATTTTCAGTTAAAGGATTTCAATTAGAATTTACCCCAGGAGGAAGAAGATAATGGCAGGCTATTCGGCACGACAGTCTAGTTTTACAACAGGTGATACTATTACGGCAGCTCACAGTAATGATGAGTTTAACCAAGTATTAGCTGCATTTCATGCAACAACAGGGCACTCACACGATGGAACATCGGGTGAAGGTGGACCTGTAAGTACACTTAGAGATGCTGACAGTAATAATAAAATATTAGTTGATACAACTAATAATCATTTAGAATTTTATGTAGAAGTATCATCTTCTGCAACACAACAATTAAGAATACAAGATGGTGCTATTGTACCTATTACAGATAATGATATAGATTTAGGAACTTCTTCTCTTGAATTTAAAGATGCATATTTTGATGGTACAGTAACTTCAGATGCTTTTGCTGGACCACTTACAGGTGATGTAACAGGAAATGTATCAGGAACTGCAGCCACAGTAACTACTGCAGCACAAACAAATATTACATCATTAGGAACTTTAACAACTTTGACAGTTGATAATGTAATTATTAATGGGACAACAATTGGTCATACATCTGATACAGATTTAATTACAGTAGCAGATGGAGTTGCTACGGTAGCTGGTGAAGTATCAATGACAACATTAGATATTGGTGGTACAAATGTAACATCTACAGCAGCAGAATTAAATATTATAGATGGGGGCACTTCAGCTACTTCAACAACAGTTGCTGATGCTGATAGAGTTGTATTAAATGATAATGGTACAATGGTTCAAGTTGCTGTTACAGATTTAGCTGCATACTTTGATGATGAAATTACAGCAATGCCTAATCTTGTTACAACTGCTGCTACAACAGTGGGTGCATTAAATTCAGGATCAATTACTTCAGGATTTGGTACTATTGATACAGGATCATCTACAATTACAACAACAGGATTAATTACTGGTGGTTCATTAGATATAGATGATGTTTTAATTAATGGTACAACAATAGGTCACACTGATGATACGGATTTAATTACATTAGCAGATGGAGTTGCAACAGTTGCAGGAGAAATTTCTGTAACAACTTTAGATATTGGTGGAACTAATGTAACTGCTACTGCAGCAGAAATTAATTTAATAGATGGTGGTACTGCAAGAGGTACTACAGCAGTTGCAGATGCAGATGGTATTCTTCATAATGATGGTGGCACAATGAGAATGACTAGTGCTGCAACATTTAAAACATATTTTACAAGTGGTGTATCTTCAGCAGCAGATGATTTAACAGTCGGTGATGCAGCAGTTAATATTACAACTTCATCAGGTGATATTACAATTGATGCAGCAGCAAATGATTCAGATATTATATTTAAAGGAACTGATAATAGTTCTGATATTACTATGCTTACACTTGATGGAAGTGAAGCTGGAGCTGCTACATTTAATAATAAAATTATAGCAACAGAATTAGATATATCTGGTGATGTAGATATAGATGGTACATTAGAAGCAGATGCAATTACAATAGATGGTGCAACTTTAGCTGAAACAATTTCAGATACTGTTGGTGCTATGGTTGGTTCTAATACTGAAACAGGTATTACAGTTACTTATCAAGATGGAGATAATACTTTAGATTTTGCTTTGGGTGCTGCCCAAACAACAATTACATCTTTACTTGCAACAGATATTAAAATTGGTGAAGATGATCAGACTAAAATAGATTTTGAAACAGCTGATGAAATACATTTTTATGCTGCAAACGTAGAACAAGTTTATTTAGGTGATAATATTTTTGGACCACAAGCTGATAGTGATGTTGATTTAGGTTCTAGTAGTGTAAGATGGAAAGATGCTTATATAGATACTATTACAACAACAGGTGCTATCACATCTGGTGCAGGAGTAGTAATAGCTGATGCTGGTAATATTGGATCTGCAAGTGATACAGATGCAATAGCAATAGCGTCAAATGGTGTAGTAACATTTTCACAAACACCAGTTTTATCTGGTGCAAGTATAAGTGCAGGAACAACTCCTTTAACAGCATTAGATATTGATGGTGGAACAGATATTGGTGCTGATTTAGCAGATGCTGATTTATTTATAGTAGATGATGCAGCAGGTGGAACTAATAGAAAAGTAGCAGCGTCTAGAATTAAAACTTATGTTGGTGGTGGCACTTCTTGGCAAGCAGTTAAAACAGGAAATTTTACAGCAGCAGCTGGACAAGGAGTATTTTGTAATACAACTTCTTCTGCATTTACAATTACTTTACCAGCAGGAACTATTGGAGACGAAGTATCTATAGTTGATTATGCTGGAACGTTTGACTCAAATGCATTAACAGTGGCAGCTAATGGTTCAGAAAAAATATTTGGATCTACAGACGATTTAACAGTATCAACAGAAAGAGCAGCATTTACTTTAGTATTTACTGACTCTACTCAAGGTTGGTTATTTAAAAACGATTAATAGGAGAGTTGATTGACAACTTATAGAGAAGTAAAAGGTTACAGTGTAAAGTCAGTAACAAGTGATCCTTCTAATATTAAGGAAGGACAAATTTGGTATAACTCTTCAACTAAAGCAATAAAAGTTGCACCTAAAATATCTGCGTGGTCATCTGGTGGAAATATGAATACTGGAATAAATTATAGGTATGCTGGTGGAACACAAACAGCAGCTTTTGGAGCAGGTGGTTATAATCCTGGTCTTTCTCACCTTGCTGTAGACGCTAATACTGAAGAATATGATGGTAGTAGTTGGACTAATACTAATGATATGGGAACTGCTAGATATACTGGTGGTGGATGTGGAACACAGACTGCAGGATTAGCAACTGGAGGTACTTCATCCCCAGGAGATGCGGATCTTAATAATGAAGAATATAATGGTTCTACTTGGACTGAAGCAGGTAATATTAATACAGGTCATGGTTATGGTTATAATTGTGGAACTCAAACTGCAGCTTTAATGGCTACAGGTTTATCTGATCCTTCTCCTGCAACTAAAACAGTTAATGCTGAAAGTTATGATGGTACTTCTTGGACTGAAGGACCAAATGTAAATACCTCTAGATATGGTGTAACTGGATTTGGAACTTCAACTGCAATGGTTATTGCAGCAGGAGGACCTAATGCTCAAAATGTAGAAGAATATAATGGCACTAGTTGGAGTGAAGTGACTAATACTCCAACAATACGTAATGATGGTGGTGCTTCTGGAATTTTAACAGATGGATTAATTTTTGGAGGAATAAATCCTCCTGCTAGTCCTGCTGTTTTAAATACTACTTTTAGTTATGATGGAACTAATTGGGCTTCTGCCCCAGCTTTAGGAACTGCTGGAGCATATGGAAATAGAGGTGAATCAGAATCAAGTAGCACAAGTGCTATTTTTTTTGGTACAGGACCTGGAGGTCCACGAGTCATTACACAAGAATATAATGATGCAGCAACAACAAGATCGGTGGATGTATCATGAGTAATTATAAAACTATACGTGGAAAAAAAGTTAAATATTTTTCAAGTGATCCACCTGGATCGGTTGCTGAAGGTCAAGTTTGGTATAACTCTGCTGCTAAAGAATATAAAGCATCTATTAATGTTTCAGCATGGGCATCTGGTGGAAATTTAAATACTGGAAAAATAAATGCTGGTAGTACTTCTTCAGGACCAAGAGATGCTTGCCTTTATTTTGCAGGAGAAACTGGACCAGATAATACAATGCAAACAAATGAATCTTATGACGGAAGTAGTTGGACAGAACTTGGAGATTTAAATACAGGAAGAAGAAATGTTGCAGGCTTTGGAACACAAACTGCAGCTGTATGCGCAGGAGGTTTAATACCACCAGCAAACCCTCAAACTCAAGATCTTGTAGAAGAGTGGGATGGATCATCTTGGACAGAAGTAACTGATGTACCAGTGGCAGGAATTCCTGAAGCTGGAGGGGCTGGAACATTAACTGCAGGAATAATATTTGGTGGAGATGTAAGCACTGGAGACGCACGAACTGATAAAACATATGAATATGATGGCACTAATTGGACTGCAGGTGGTGATTTAAATACAGCAAGAAGAGATCCAGGTGCTGCAGGAACACAAACAGCTACTTTAGCCTTTGGTGGCATGACTGGTGGAAATACTGCTGGAACTAATGTTACAGAAGAATATAATGGTTCTACTTGGACAAATGGTAATAATATGGGTACTTCAAGAGGAGATGCTGGCTCTGGAGGAACTCAAACAGATGCTATGTATGCGGGGGGAGAAACCCATCCAGGTGGAGGAATGAATAACACAGAATTATATGATGGCACTAATTGGTCAACTGCACCAACATTAGCAACTGCAAGACATGCTGGTGCTACAACATCAGCATCTGGAAGTACTGCTTCAATATATTTTGGTGGGCATCCACCATTTTTAAATAATACAGAAGAGTTTTCACAGGCAGGAACAGTAAAAGTAATAACAGATAGTTGATTTATAATATTAATAATATATAAACTAAAATAGGAGGATTAATATGGCTATATTTATATACGGCACAGCAACAAACACAGGAAAAGGTTTTTTTACTGCAGAAGATAGAAGAGATTTCTTTTTAAGAGGTTACGGTGGTCACGATGGATCTAATAATGTAGATGTTTGGGTTATAGGTGCTAATGAAAAAGGAGCATTATGGTTAGCAGATAAATCTGGTGTAGAAAAAACTAAAGCAGAAGCACAAGCTTTGGTTAAAGCTGCCGATGATATTTCTAGAACAGCTTGGGACAATAACAATGTTGATGGTGAATCAGCAGATGATAAAATTGCAAGAATTGGTGAAAAACCTGGTTTTACTACAATCCCCTAAAGGAATTTAAATGTCAACCTATCAAACACTTAAAGGTTTAAAAGTAAAATTTTTAGACTCTGCTACATCAGGAGATAGAGCAAAAGAAGGAGAAATTTTTTACAACTCTTCAGGTCCCAATATTGCATCACACATAGCTGTTGCTTCTGTTTCATCAGGCACTTCAATGAATACTGGTAGAAATGCAATGGGAACTTCTGCTTCAACTGGAGCATCAGCTTTTGCTGCAGGAGGTAATCCTAATGATACAGAACATTATGATGGTAGTGGTTGGTCTGAAGGTACAGCAATAAATACAGATAGAAGATATTTAGCAGGTTGTGGAACATTAACAGCTGGTTTAATTTTTGGAGGTAATAAAGCTCCATTGCCAACTTTATCAGGTGATACAGAAGAATATGATGGTTCAACCTGGACTGAGTCAGGAGATTTAAATACAACAAGACAATTTATGTCAAGAGCTGGAACACAAACAGCAGCATTAGCAGCTGGAGGAACAGCTGGTCCTGGTCAAGTAAATAATTCTGAAGAGTATAACGGAACATCTTGGACAGAAGGAGATAATTTAAATACAACTAGAAGTTATTTTTCTGGTTGTGGAACACAAACAGCTGGCTTATGTGTAGCAGGAGCTACTCCAGGTGGTAATAGTGCATTAGTTGAAGAATATGATGGCACATCATGGTCAGAACAAGGAAACGTAAATACTGCAAGACAAATTGTTGCTGCAGCAGGTCCACAAACAGCCGCTGTATCAGCTGGTGGTAAAATTAGTAGTACATCATTATCAACTGCAATAGAAGAATATGATGGATCTGCACATTCTACCAGTCCTGCAACTTTAACCACAGGAAGAAATGCAGCAGGTGGAAGTGGAGATAGTAGCAATATGGTTATTTTTGGTGGGGGATCTCAACCAGGACAAACTACACACACAGAAGAATTTAATAAATCAATATTTACAAGAACTGCTGGAGCATGGTCTAGTGGTGAAGCTGTAAATCAAATAAGAAGGGTAGGAGCAGGAACAGGAACACAAACTTCAGGAATGATATTTGGAGGACTTGACGCTGCAACTGCATTAGGACATACCGAACAATATGATGGAACAAATTGGACTGAGGTTGGAGATTTAAATACAGCAAGAGGAAAACTTGGTTCTGCAACTGCAGGATCACAAACAGCAGCATTAGGTTTTGGAGGTTCGACAGCAGAACCCTCTAATCCAGCAATTGTAGATAACTCAGAAGAATTTAATGGGTCTTCTTGGGCAGAAGGAGATAATATAAATACAGCAAGATATAATATTGCTGGAGCAGGAACTCAAACAGCAGGAATTGGGTTTGGAGGATATACAACTAGCACAAATAGAAATGAATCCGAAGAATATAATGGTACTAGTTGGACTGAAGGAGATAATTTAAACACAGCTAGAGGTTATATAGCAGGCGGAGGAATACAGACAGCAGCATTAGCAGCAACAGGTTTTATTGATGGGGGTGGAGGAAAGAGTGCTGTTACAGAAGAATATGATGGAACAAGTTGGACAAATGTAACTTCTTGTCCTACTGTACAAGCAAGTGCTATTTTAGCGGGAACTCAAACAAATGCTATTATTTTTGCAGGATCTCCTAATCGTGCTACAACTTTTGGTTATGATGGAACTAATTGGTCTACTAGACCTTCAATGGCAACAGGTAGAGATTTTTCATCTGGATTTGGAACAGCAACAGCTGCACTTTGTGCAGGTGGAAATGGTGGAAGTCCTGGAGATGAAGGTGTAAATACTGTTGAAGAATTTACAGGAGAAACATTAGCAGCTACAGCAAAAACAATTGACTTTGATTAATGTCTCGTGTTAATTTTAAAAATTTTACACCTAGACCTAAACCAAGAAAAAGACCAAGAAGACATAAAAAAAATTTAAACAAACAAGAAAAACGAATGACAAAAAAATATAGGAGACAGGGGAGATAATGGCGACAACAGACGCACCAAATACAACGACATTAGCTGAAGCAGCTATTCAGCCAACTATGACTGAACAAGATAAAAGTCGTAAAGTTATATCAGTTATTGATACATTACTTACAACACCAACTGCACCTACAGGTACTACAGTAACACCTGTTGTGCAACAAGTTCAAACTGGTGAATTATTAGGAACATCAGGAGTAACAGGCACGGTTGCTGCTACTACACCTACAGCAGGAGTAGTACCTACAATAACTCCTGTTACAGCACCTACAGCTACAACAGCTACAGGACCTACAACTGCTACTCCAGCTAGTATAACAGCACAAACAGTTGCTGGAGCTACTCCTACAATGACTGCTGAAACTGGAACAGTTACTCAACCAATGACTGCTGAAACTGGTGCTATAACTTCTGATGCTACAGTTAGAGGACAATTAGCAAACATTACTCAAGATATTGAAACATCATTACAAACTGGATCAGCATTACCAGCATACTTAAGAGGTGTTGCAAGTGCTACTAAAGCAGCTATGCAGGAAAGAGGATTAGGTGCAAGTTCAATGATGGCTGAAGCATTATCTGATGGTCTATTAACTGCTTCAATACCTATAGCACAAGCAGATGCTGATACTTATAAGCAGATGATATTTCAAAATCTTAATAATAGACAGCAAGCTGCAATCACAAATGCTAATAATTATTTTCAAATGGATATGCAAAACTTGTCAAATAAACAACAAGCAAGTTTACAAAATTTAAATGTAAGACAAAGTTTTTTATTATCAGATCAAGCTGCTCAAAATGCTGCATTACAATTTAATGCAACAAGTCAAAATCAAGTTGATCAGTTTTATTCTAATTTAACTGCACAAATAAATGAGCAAAATTCTGCTAGATCAGATGCTATGAATCAATTTGCAACTGCAGAATCAAATAAAATTGCAGGAATAAATGCACAAAATAAAGTAGCAGTAGAGAAATCAAACGCAGATAGAGCTTCTGTACTAAATCAATTTAACGCAAAACTACAAGATCAACGAGATCAATTTAATGTTAATAATCAAAGAGTTATTGATCAATCAAATGTAGAATGGAGAAGAACTATTAATACTGCAAACACAACAATAACAAACGCAACTAATCAATTAAACGCACAAAACTTATTAAATCTTTCTAACTTTGCTTTATCATCATTATGGCAATCATGGAGAGATGAAGCTGCTTGGGTAAACAGTTCATCTGAAAATGCAGAGAGTAGAGCACATAATACTGCAATAGCAGCATTAGAAAGATCTACAGAATTAGATTTAAATGATTCTAATAAAACATCAGCATTATATCAAATGCTTGGTAAGTTTGGAATTGCGTTAATTACAGAATAATAATAGGAGAATAAATGGCATTAGATTTAAGTTTTTTTTCAGACGCATATAAAGGTATAAAAAATATAGGTAGTGGGGTAGTAGATTTTTTTAAAAGTCCTGGAATGGAAACTGCAGGTGATATTTTTCAAGGAGTACGAACTATAGGAACAGCTTTTAGAGATGCTACTTCAGATGTAAGTCAGGAAGGACCAATTGGATTAGCTGATCCTAATGTAAATTTAGGTCAATTTAAAGTTAGAGGTACATCAAGATCAAAAGCAGGTGTACCAACTTTTGGTGATATTTCAGAAGCTAGTTTTTATAAATATGCACAATTACAAAATACAGTTAGATATTTATATAATCAAAAAGCAAAATATCAAAATATAGCAAAGGATAAGTAATAATGGAACTAGATAAATTAATAGAAAAATTTAGACAAGAAAAAGATGAGTCAACACCATCTTATGAAGAACCTAATGTAAATGCATTTGATGCACCAATACCAGGACAATCTTTAACAGATACTCCAGGCAATTATCCTTGGGAGCATCCACCAAAAACTGCATCAATAGAAGAAGCAACAGATTTAGTATATGAAAGTTTAATGAATGAAAAAAATATGTCTAGAATGTTTACACTTCTTAGAATGGGTATACCTATAGAAGCATTAGTAAAAGTTATTACTTTTTCTGGATTCTTAGAAGGTAAATGGACAGTTGATACTGCAAAATTATTAGAACCAATAGTTGCTATGATGGTTGCTGGAGAAGCTGCACTTGCTAAAATACCAGCTAAAGTAAATCTAGGTGATGGAGAAGATACAGATTTTTTTCAAGATATGTCTGAAAGAAAATTAGATATGAAACAAGATAAAGAATTAAGTAAATTAAATTTAGAAATAGCACCAACAGAAAAACCTGAAATGTCAGGATTAATGGCTAAAGGAGAATAATATGGGAATATTTAAAGATTTTGCAACTAGTACAGGTGGAGATGTAACTATAGGTGCACTTAGTGGCTTACAACAAGTTGCAGAAAAAGATGCAAAAAATAATGCTGTTATAGCTACTAACTCATTAAACAAAGAAAATGAATCTTTTAAAATAACAGAACGTGCATTTGATAATAAAAAACAAATTACTAATATATTAACAGCAAATCCTGAAGCATTTGGAATTATCCCTAATGGTAATTTAACAGTTGAAATGATTGCAGATAGATTAACTAATTCTATATTTACAGAACAAAGAAGTATATTTGAAGATTCAGATTTTGATAAAGTTAAAATGAATGTTGCAAAATATTTAGCAAGAGATCCAGGTAAAGGTTTTGAACTAAAAGATCCTTATATCCCATCAGAAAATTTATTTGAAGATGAGCAAGATAAACATGCACAAAAATTATCAGCTATTAGTAAAATGCCAAGAGCAGATAAATTACTATTTAATTTAAAAAAAATAGATAAAGAAGTTGGCGGTGATTTTCAAACTGTAAATCAACTTACAAAGGTTGCATCTATAACTGCAAAAGGTTATGGTATATTAAATACTTTTCCAGGAACAGTTGAAGGTAATACTAATTTAAATTTTGCAAAAACTAATATTATAGTTGCAAATGCTAAAGCACAATTTCCAAATGATGCAGTTAAAAGATCACAGTTTATAAGTAAAAGATTATATGAAAATGGTATTAATGAATTAGATGCTATTGGATTTAAATCACCAATGAGTTATAAAGCTATAGCAAGTTTAATAGATGATGTTGGTGAAAATTTTGCAGCACAAATATCTATGAATACAGCTCAAATTGCTAATCCAGAAACTACACCACAAGAAAGAGATAGATTATTAAAATCAAATGATCAAATAATGTTATCTCAATTACAGATGATAGATAGATATTCTGATGTTAAAATAATAGCTGGAGATAATAGAGCTACTATATTTCCAACTGAAAAAACTGCAGAAACACAAGAAACATTTGTTAAACAAGAAGTGCCTAAAGGTTACATGCCTAAAATTAATAAAAGAGGTGCGGTTATATTACCTTTTGGTAATGAATTACCTTTAGATAATTTATTTGCAAATTATGAAGCAAATAAAAAAGTTCTTCCAGATGAAGTATTAAAATTTGTAGAACCACTTAGACAATATTTTGATAAAGATGGTGGAATGATAAAACCAGAAAGAAGTATGTTACCTGAGGGAGAACCAGGTGATATACTATTTGCAAAATTAATTAGAATATATAATTTTTTAATGCCAGAAGATGATTTGGCAACATTAGGTGGTTATGGTACAATAAATCAAGACGACTTTAGATTTGTTATGCCAAGAACAAAAACAGAAACTTTTATAGATCCTACAAAATTAAAAAAAAAAGATACTAAAAATAAAAAATAATGGATTTACAAACATTAAATAAGGAGGAGTTTGAAAAACTTCATCCATCGGTACAATCCTATTTAACTGCAGGGATTGATACAAATCCTTATGGTGATAAAATAGTAAGTGAAAAAAACTTTTTTAATATGGATTTATTTAATAATGATCCATATAATATAGATCCTGATTTACCACAAAGAACAGAAAAATTAAGAGAAAATCCTAATTACTTTGTTGAAGGTGTAAAAGCAGGAACATCACATGCATTAGAACTTATTGGTAGTGTGCCAGGTGGATTAGATAGATTTTATGATTGGGGTAGATCTACGTTAGGATTTGAACCAACAGAAGATAGCATATTTGATTATGCTGAAGATTATCTAAAAGATATTGCACATGATATAAATCCTGAATCTAAAAACTTTGCAAGACCAGAAGGATTTGTAAATAAGTTTGTGTATGGTTTAGGACAAGCTATGCCTACTATAGTTTCTTATATACCTTTTATAAAAGCTACAGCTATGGCAGGCAAAGGATTACAAACTATACAAGGTATAGGCATGGGTGCTAAATCAGCTAGAGCAACTGGTAGATTTTTAGCAGCAGGTAGTGCATTACCATCAGGTATAGCAATAACTGATATGATTCGTGAAATAGATGATGGTAAACTATCAGACATAGCTATTTCTGGTGCATATGGTTATGGTACAGGTAAAATATTAAACATAGCAAATAAATTAAATATATTACCTAGAATGGCTGTGCTTGGATCTACAGGATACTTAAGTGCAGGCTGGGAAGCTAATAATGAAGATAGATTAGCATCAGCTGCAGTGTGGGCTACGCTAGGTGTATTTGGACCATTAGCTGAAGGTAAATCCATAAAGAGACAATTATCTGATGTAGAGGTACAAACAAAGCAATTGTTTGGTCAGATGGAAAAACCAACATTATTAAAAGAATCTATAGAAGCAAAAAGATTAGAGATTCAAGAATTAAATCAAGGTATAGAATTAAAACCTGGATCACAAGTTGTTATTAATAGTAAAGGTGATAAAGCAACTATTATTGCTTTTAATAAAAAGAATGTAAAACTAGGTAATACAACTGATTCTTATGTTTTAAGAGAAGAAGGT